CTCAATATTAATATCACTTGATAAGCCTAGAATATACAAGGAGATTTACAGGAAATGGGTGTTAAACTTAGAAAAAAGAGACAGGATAAGTTAGATAAAAGGATAGAGGTACTTGCAGATAAGCACGATTATAAGTCAAGAAACAAAAAGAAACGCTTGTGGGATAAGAAAATTAAAATAAATAAGAAGCAAGTTAAAAAGGGTGATGAAGGTGTAGTATTAAAGCCCTATTATGAAGACTATGAAAAACATCCTTCTCATAAAAAGAAAAAGTCACGACCTACCATTTGGAGTAAGTATAAGGGCACTAAGTATGAAAATACAGATTAAGGGCACTAAGTATTGAAGCCAGATAATTTAGATAAGATGATTATAGGTATGATGAGACGCTCATCCAGGGTATCTAATATCATTGAAGAGGCGTGTGGTGAGGCCTATGAGATGGGCTTTAATACAGGCCTGGTGGAAGGTGCTAAGATTAATGGAAAGAAGTATGCTAATAAGGTAAAGAAGGCCTTAAAGGGGAGATATAAAGCGTGAGTGAAAAGAAAAGAAAAGGTTATGCAGATACATTTACAGAGTATGCATCAGAGTTTGCAGGACCTAGCATTAAACCATCGATGACTATATCTAGTAAGAGGGGTGAACTAAAGTCACCACCAAAGGTAAAATTAAAACAAAAGAAGAAGAAGAAGAAGAACCCTAATATGAAGATAGATGCTAAGGGTGATACACTATATAATGCAGGAACATTCCAAAAGACCAACACATTGACTGGAGAGAAGAGTAAGAAAGAAATCTTTTGGGCAAAGAAGATATCTAAGGAAGAGTGGGATGGACCTAAGATTAAAATTAAGAAGAAGAAAAGTGGTGGACATAGGAAGCAAGTTAACAAGTAATGAGTGACCATAAGCCATTAAGAGATGCAAAGGGTAGACTACTGCCTGGACAGACTGCCAATCCCAATGGTAGACCTAAGGGTAAGTCATCTACTGCAGAGGCATTCAGGAGTAATCCTAAGGCCCTGGATATACTGAACAAAGTAATAGAGATAGCATCTTCTTTAGGTACAGATAATGAGCATAAGGATGCAACAAGTTGTGCTAAGGTAGTAGTGGATAAGATAATACCTACCTTAAGGGCCCAGGATATAAGTATAGAGACAGACGGTGTAACAGGGTTTGTAGTACTACCCAAGGAAGAGACATCGAAGAAAGAGTAATATGGGAAGCACATAAAGGTGCACAGACCTATGCACTTCAGGTAAGTGATTGCTATGAGATACTGTATGGAGGTGCAAGGGGTGGAGGCAAGACAGATTGTGGTATGGCGTGGTTATTAAGAGCCACAGAGTTCCCTGAAGCAAGGATGCTAGTAATAAGGCGTAATGCAGATGACCTGGCAGACTGGATAGATAGAGCACATAAGATGTATCCATATGCAAAGATAGTAGGTAAGCCTGCAACGATTAAGTTCCCATCAGGTGCTATTATACGTACTGGACACCTAAAGGATGACCAGGCATATACAAAGTATCAGGGACACGAGTATCAGAGGATACTGATAGAGGAGTTAACACAGATACCTTCAGAGGAAAGCTATTTGAAATTGATATCAAGTTGTAGAAGCACTATAAAGGGATTAAAGCCACGTATATTCTGTACTGCTAACCCAGGTGGCAAGGGTCATCAATGGGTAAAGCATAGGTTTATAGATAATCATAAGCCAGAGGTAGCGTTTAGGGTGAAAGGTCAGAACAGATATAGGATGTATATACCTGCTACGATAGACAACAATCCCACCCTTATGGATAGTGACCCAGAGTATGTGAACTTCCTGGATAACTTGCCTGAGCCATTAAGGTCTGCTTGGAGGCACGGTGATTGGGATATATTCGCAGGTCAATACTTCACAGAGTGGAACCCAAAGATGCACGTTATACCAGATGGTATGGCACGTAAGCTAGGATATGGTCAGGAGTACAATAAGAAGTATATGGGCATTGACTGGGGATATGCAAACCCATTTGCGTGTGTATGGATAGAGGTCACACCTAAGAATACAGTGTTTGTGTATAGGGAGTTATATGGTACAGAGAGGCATCCAACAGAGTGGGGACAGGACATATTCACTATGACAGGTAATGAAGAGATATTTATGAGTTTAGGAGACCCTAGTATGTGGGCACGTAATCCAATGAGTTGGAACGCATCACACTCTCCGATGTACACCGATAAGTCCATAGCGATGGCGTTATCAGAGTATGTACCTAATCTGGTACCTGCCAATAATTCAAGGGTAATAGGTTGGCGTAATATGGCACAGTTAATGCATTATAAGAAAGGTGTATTGCCGAGGTTCTTTATAATAGATGGTACCTGTCCGAATTTAGTAAGGACACTGCCTGAGATGATTAGATGTGATAAGAACCCAGAGGACATAGATACTAACCTAGAGGACCATATATGTGATGCAATGAGATACGCATTAACCCACGTGCAAGCCCCAATAAGGCCTGCACCAAAGAAGCCTTTACTACAACAGAGCATTGAGAAGCTATTAATATATGAAGATAAAGATGAAACAACATATGATTTCACAAAGATGAACTAATAAAGGAGTTGTTATGCCTGAAGTTACAATAAAAGGAAAGAAGATTAAACTGCCATACACCAAAGCTGGTAAGGCTCTTGCTATTAAGCTAAGAAAGAAAAAGAAGAAGAAAACTACAGGGACTCAAGCAGGGGCGTGGGTAGGTGGTGGAAGTGGTGGAGAAGGTGAAGGTGGTGTAGGTGGCTAACAAAGACTATGAAATAGACAACATAGACGTTACTCAGTCTCAGGACTATGTTCCTGGTGATAAGGACCGTAAGCTACTTAAGTATATGGAGCGTATGTTTGACTCTGCGAAGCGTGCACGAGCTCATAAGGTACCTCGTTGGCGTAGAAATGAAGAGCTATATAATGGGGATTTCCTAAAGCCATTTAATCTACCTAAGTATAAAACAAGAATCGTAGCCAACACCATACACTCTACGATAGAGACGATATACGCTATTCTTACAGACCGATTCCCTAAGGTGGATATAATGCCTAAGACTGAGGAGCAGGTAGACGGTGCTCGTAAAGCACAAGAGGCAGTGGAGTCTGAGATGCGTAAACATAAGGCCCTTCGAGCTATTAATGGTATGAAGCGTGATTCACTTGTCTATGGTAATGGATTTTTAAAATTAACCTTTTCAGAGGGTAAAATTTCATACTCAGTACCTGACATATATACAGTCTTTATAGACCCTTTAGCGACCAATATAGAGACAGCTAAGTGTGTTGTATTCGCAACCCCCACATATGTTAAAGATGTAAGGGATATGTTTGAGCGTGGAAAAAATGTACAATCTGAGGGTAAACTAGATGAGTATAAATCCTTCATAAGAACAGGTGGTGGTGATGGTATGGGACAGGTAACAACAGCCTCTGGTGGTACAGCAGGGACCTCTTCTGAAACTGGGGTTTCCTCGTCTGATGTAAGAACCGATTTTATGTCAATATCTCCTACCTCAGATGTAGATGACAAGGAACTTTTTGGTGGTCAGGTATTAATAAAGGAAGCCTGGCATCAAATGGATGGAAAATTATATTTAACAACCTGGGCAGGGAAGGTACTGCTACAGCACGTAGAGGCTCCAACGGAGTTTATTCCACTGCTCACATTCAAGAATTACTCAGATGAGCATCATTTCTGGGGTAAAGGTGAGCCTGAGATAGTAGAGCCATTGGCAGTGGGAACTGCGATATTGTTATCCCAGAGCCTCGACAACGTAATATATCACGGTAATCCAGCGTGGGTGATGAGCAAATCCTTATCAAAAACCCCAGGGAACAGACCTAGTGATAAACCAGGCCAGGTCTTTTGGACAAATGGTCCACACGAATCAATTAATAGATTACCAGCAGGAAATATATCCTCTTCTAATCTTCCACTTGCTCAGTATATGATGCAACTTACTGATACCATAAGTGGTATACACGATATCACTCAAGGTCGTAATCCTAGTGGTGTGACAGCTGCAAAGGCTATATCAGCCCTGCAAGAGGCTTCTCAGCAGATTATAAGAGCAAAAGAGCGTGAGGTAGGGGCAGATGCAATGATAGACCTTTATAAGCAAACTTTAAGCATTCTGGTTAATAACTACGAATCAGCTATAATGATACGTAGAAGCAGTGATGTGGGGTATGAATTTGAAGAACTACAGCCTTATGATTTAGATGAGGATATGGACTTTAAATATGTACCTGGTTCAACAATGCCAGAATCACGTGCAAGCAGAATAGACCAAGCCCTTGAGTATATACAGATTGGGCTTATAACCCCAGAGCAGTTCTGGAGGTGGCACGAGAGAGATATATCTAGAGATATACTTGAGGAAATGATAGAGCAGAAGAATGCAGAGATGGAAGCTCAACAACAAGATATGGATACAATAAATAACTCAACAGATGAAAATGAGGTATACGAAGCGTTGTTGAGACAAAAAGCTCAAATGGGTGAATCCCTAGAAGAGCAAGGAGAATAGAATGGCTAAGAAGAAAAAAGACTCACGTAGAGCATCATTAAAGAGCTTTGC